TGTTGGCTCATTTGAGACCGGGACATTGTCATAGGTCACCCTCCTTTGTAAAAAGTCCTGCCACATGGGCTGGATCATGTTGAAGTTTTGATCTACCTTATACACTACTACTGCCATTTGCGCGTTCATTGTAAACAAAGTAATCGCGCCCCAGCTTACAACACCAAGGATTATAACAGAAACAAAGTGATTAAGTTCAAATTTCATCTGTCTAGCACTTCCAACGTTTCCGCGCAGCCTTGCCTCTTTCCCCTGTCCAACCCTTGGAACGAGCGCAGAAAGACTTCTTACGGCCTTTCTCGCTTTTAGACTTTGGGTTAGGCGCAGGAGCTTTGAGTTTGCTACCTGTTGCTTTGTTGTATTTAGCGCGACCCTTTGCTGTAAGACCCGCACCCTTTTTAACAGACAGTTTCTCGCCACGTCCAACTGAGAGATTAACTTTTTTCTTATCAGCCATAGCAACCGCCCTAAAGATTATGCGTGGTAGAACATCATCAAGTCAAACTGCGGAACAACGAATGTAACAAAACAACCGTCTTTAAACAGTACACCCTCATCCGGCATAAACGGGTCGTCAGAGGCGTTGTCAGTCCCAATAGAGCGAAACTGAATTAGTTCTGTGCCTGTAACACCGCCGTTTCGTAGGTTGGCTTTTCCAGCGGTCCCGCCAGAATAAAAAGAAAACCCTTGCAAACGAGTACGTCCCGCGAAGATTACGCCTGCCGCATTAGCATTAATACCTGCGGTTACGTTGCCAGCGGGGTCCCCAACTGCGGTTATGCTTGTAATTGTTTTAAAATATCCAGCGCTAGTTGCGGTTCCATCGTCGGCCCCTGTAAGGCTTTCAGTAAGAGAAGCGCCGTTTACATCAGTCCCTACTATGGTAAACGAAATACCGTCATCGTCGCCTGCGGACAAGATTGTTACCTGTCTGCCTGAAGCGTTTGTAACGCTACCGCCAGAAGCCAATGCCCCGTTAATTGTTAATGCGGCGTTGTTACCAACAGCGGCTATCGTTGAAACACCGTTTGGGTCTGCCGCCTGTTCGTCTCGGATAAATCGGACTTGTACGTCAGAGTTTGCCATATTAATCTCCTATAATAAAGGGTGGGGCGTTAACCCCACCAAATTAATAATTACGCAATCTGAACGTACTCAATGATAAATGTGAACGATCCTGCTGTTGTCGCATTAACTGTATTAGTGATGTTGCAGAAGATAGTTCTTTCGGCGTCTGTATACTGAACAGAGGCTGGCGCTGTCGTGCCATCTTGCGTCTGAAGAACTAATGCAGTCACCGTTACGTTGTGTACAACAACGGTTGTACCAGCATCCAAGATTTCGTCTGCCTGAGTCGCAACAATTTGTGAGCCAGAAGACGATGTACCAACTTCGTAACCAATATCACCTTCCCCAATAACTGGAGCAACGTCACAAAAAATCTTAATGTTAGTGATGATTGTATCGGCTGGTTGTGTAAACTCACCAATCGTGGGGCTGTCGCCTGCGGTTGTGTTTACTGTAACTCCAGATGCAAAGCCAACGTGCTTTACGAATTTGTTTGTTACAATGCCTGTTGAAGCCGTGTTCGCTACAGTTGTAAAAGCACCAGTTGTTTCATTTTTAGAAACAACCTGAAAGCCGCCTTCTGAACGCACTGGTCCGCTAAACGTAGAATTACCCATGAGAATCTCCTGTCAGGGTTAAGTCAGCCGCCCAATGCGACTGTCAGGGATGCCCAAACAGTACAATAGATTTTTACAAAAAGAAAGAGGGCAGTTAAACCGCCCTCTTTCAAACAAGAACATTTGTTCGTGTTATGCGCCGGGTGAACCGAATACAGCGCGTGGGTCACTAAAGCCGAAGCTATAGCGTTCACGAGCTTTAAAACGCATGTTGCCTGTGTCGAAATCAGCTTCCATGTTTGTGCGCATAGGTGAGCGCTCAAAATGTTTGAAGCCGTTAGGAGCATCAGTTTTAAGGAAGAACGCATCGGGATCAGTCAAGAAGTGATTGACTGTATATCCTTCTGGGAGCATTCCCATGTTCTTTATCGCGTTTAGATCATTGTCTGAAGTGCCAACACGCAATGTTGATTCCAACAAACGATCCGCAATAAATTGCAGTTGTGGTGGAATAATCATCTTAGTGCCACGAAGAGCAATGATCATGTTACGCTCATCCACAAAGGTTGAGATGTCAATAAGAGCATTTTCCAACGAAGTTTCGTTGAGGTCTGCTGCTGTTGACGGCTCATTGCGGAAAGTACCACCACCCGCAAGTGGGTGAAGAGTAGAGCAAAGTTCTACGCCATCGCCACCAGTAAAGCTAGAGTTGAACGCATTGTTCAATACTGCGGCAGCTTTTACTTGCTTTGTGTGGGCCATAGAACGGGCCAGTGCTTTAGTGTAACGCGCTCCAAGACGATCATAGAGATTGTCTTCGATTGCTTCTTCAGTAAGTGCGAATGCAAGCGCTACAGTCTCGTGTGAATAACGAGCAGTGTAGGCTTCATTTGCGTTATCAAAAGAAACGCCTGCACCTTCGGATTTTGTGGGAGCATTCCCAAATCCGACGAGCATAACTTCTTCTTCAAAAGCACGATCTGAAGTTTCTGTGTCAAAGATTTCAGCATGTTCGCCTTCGTAACGATCATACTCCATACCGAACAGGGCGTTGAGGCCCGGCTCTAGTTCTTTAACTAGTTGTGAACGTGAAATAGCCATGATTCAATCTCCCTATGCTAACCCAGCGCCTTTGACGCCGAATATATGGTTTTGAATGACTACTTTTACATTCGTATTTGCTGATGCCACATCACTATTTTCAGGGTCTTCAGAAATATCAATAGCTTTGAGGGAAAGCGTAGTTGCAGTTCCTCCATCAGCTACTTTTAATTCAGATCCTGAAACACCAGTAGTTGTACTACCAGCGCTTGTGTAAACAACGTCGAAATTACCAAACAAGTCAGCAACTGGAAATGCTGCATCTGCTTGCACTTCAAAAATAACCATTGGGTCATCAATAATGAAGGCAATAAGATCAGAAGCATTAGTGCTTGCAGGGTAAGAATTAGAGAACCTTTGTTCTCCTGTTGTGGGGTCAGTAAATTGACACCCGTTAAATACGCCAACAATAGGTACAGTCCCGCCATCGGCGTGAATTTCCACTGTTCCACCAGTTACTTGCATAACCATGTCACCTTGGAAAATAGCTGTTCCGTAGTTTGCGGCGATTCTGTATCGGTTTTGCCCACCAGTATAGGGAGTTCCCCCTACACGTCCAATGGGGCGTAAGCCGAAGGCAGCGTCTTGATTCGCCATCTTTACTCTCCTTCAGAGTTTCCGCGTCCTTTTTGTCCAAAAGAAACGGATGATTTACGTTGAGCAGCAGACTTTGGCATGGCTGGGTTGTTTTCACGCATCCAGTCACGATCTACTGCGTCCATTTGATTCTGTGCTACACCTTGATAGTGTGCATTCCGCTGCTCGGCCAATTCAACAGGGATGCGAGCGAGAACAAGTCCACCAACACCAATGGTGCCAGCGTTGCGTCCCTCATCTACTATTGGTCCAACATAATCGGGATATTCCTCAGCGCGAACGAGGTCCCAGCCTTCTTGCCGTTTTTTATGTACGTTAGTCTTATCATCGTATTCCATTACGGATTCACGAATCCAACGGTGCTTAAAACCGATTGGTGGTTCCGGGGCTTCTAAAGCAGAACCCGGACGCCATTGTTGTGGGCGCTGTGCGCTCTCCCGCGTACCTGAGTCGCGTGATGTCCTGTCTGCCATTTTATTCACTCCGTCTATTATCTAGTTTAGCTACTTCTCGCGCATACTTATCGAGTGGTATTCTCATTTTCTTCGCAAACGCAACTTGACCCGGCGATAATTCTACCGATTTCTTCCGCCCTGATTTTACTGACCGTCCGTTTCCAGACGCGGGAGCAACAGTCTGAGCGTTGGACCGTTTCTCCTTAAACTTTTGAGGCATTTCCTTACGCATACGCGAGTCGATTTCTTTATAGTAATCGTCTGACGTAGGATCGTAGTCCTCTTCCAAAACTAGAGTTTCGTGAATAGCTTGAGCAGTTCGCGTCATAATGCGATCATTTCCAAACCAGCTATTCTTATCTAACCAACCATCTAGTTTTTTATCACGAGCGGGAGCCGCTTGTTGCTGCTGAGGCTGCTGAGGAGCCTGAGCTTGCTGTTCTTGTTGCGCTTTCTGCTGTTGGCCTTGACGTTCAATCTGACTCTTTTGAGAGCGAACTTTGTCTTTGGCTACAGCAATCTGAGCAAGAGCTTGTTGAGCTTTAGCTGCACGATCATAATCGCCAGCTTCACTTGCTTCTGCGTAAGCACGAGTTGCTTGGGCTTCTTGAGCCTTCAAGCGACCTTCGGCTTCTGAGTTGTATCCTGCACTAACTTGTTGCAGGCGAGTCTTCATGGACTCGTTTTCTTTTTTGATTTCTTCAGCGTATTGATACGCAGCTTGAGCTTCTTCGGATGCTTGCTTGCGTTTCGCTGTGAGTTGATTGATCCTGCGCTGAACGGATTCGCTATAATTTTCTAGCTCATCGTCCCCGGATGATTTACCACGAACATTTGTTCGGCTTTCATCGTCGCCGTCAGAAGAATCAATATCATCTACTTGATCTTCTTCAACTTCAACAGAAGTACCGTTTTCA